GACCCCGTAGAGGTCGGAGAGCTGCTTGGTGACCTGGTGGAGCGTCAGCGTGTGGCCGGCGGCGTCCTTGGTCGCCACGCCCAGGCGGCTCAGGCCGGTGAGCTGGCCGTTCTGGGCCTTGGCGAGAGCCGTCGAGACGGTCAGCAGCGGGACGCCTCGAGCGGTCGAGACGTCCATGGCCAGCGACGCCAGCTGCTGGGCCTTGCTCACGTTGTGCGTGGCCGCGACCAGGCGTCCGAGTGCGGGTCGGAGCTCGTCGTCGGAGAACCCGACCGCCTTGCCCTGGGCGGTGATCCAATTCTCGGTCTGATCGATCTGCGCCTCGGTCGCATTGGCGGCCTTGCGCTGGGTGTTCGCGAGCAGCACCGCGGCCTGCTGGTCCTCGGCTGCGCCCTTGGCCAGCTTGATGCCGGCGACGCCTGCCGCGAGCAGCCCGCCAGCGAGGATCTTGCCGGACATCAGTGCGAGCTTGCCGAACTTGGCCCGGGTCGTCTCGGCCTGGTTGCCGAGGCCCTTGAGGGTCTTGCCGGCGGAGCGGTCCTCGCCCAGGAGCAGCATCTTCAGAGTGGCTTCAGCGCCCACGGCTCAGCCCTCCTTGGTGTTCATGTGGTCCAGCACCAGGGCGTAGGACCGCCAGAGCCAGAGCGGCAGGTCCCAGACGTTCCAGAAGGTCACGCCTGCGCCGGGCATCCGCAGCTGGAGCTCGATCAAGCGGTCTCGGACGGTGTCCGCGAGCTCTCGGGTGTCCCGCTCTCCGGGTCGGTACCGGGCCTGCTTGCGGCCCGAGCGGAAGTTCGGGTCGACTTGCGGGGCTTCCCGGCCCCCTTGGGTTTTCCCGGCCGGCGGTCCTCGGTACTCGGGAGCACGGTGAAGTCGCTCATCTTGAAGTCGATCGCGTCCTCGAACGGGGCGGCCTCGCCGGCGACGCGGCGCGCGGCCCAGATCGTCACGCCGATCACGAGGTACTTACGCGGGTGCCGGTCGGCCGCGTCGACGTCGGTCATCGCCTGGAGCTCGTAAGCCGCCTGCTCGACGTCGTACCAGCGCGCCGACAGGCCCATGTTCTCGGCCATGGTGTCGAACAGGATGATGTCCTTGAGCGTCAGCTCGTCGAGGGACGCGGTCGTATAGACCTGGTCGCCGATCTTGAAGCGGTCCATGGTGAGTTACGCCTTCCTTGCAACGTCGGTGAGTACGTCGTTCGCCGCCTTCAGGACCTCGGTCCGCAGGAGCGGTGCCTGCTCGTCGAAGACCCGCGTGAACAGGCCGGCGGGGATGCTCTGCTGCCGCCAGGTCTGCTCCGAGCGGCTGGTGTCGGGTCGGGCGAAGACCGGGTGCCGGAGCACGCCGCGGTTCATCGCAGCGAACCGCACGCCCTTGTTCTTCAGCGCGATCGTCACCGAGGCCGTCGTGCCCGCCAGGGAGTTCGACACGTTGATCCGGCCAGTTCGCGCCACGTAGGCGGCCAGGCCGCCACGTCGGGGCAGGCCCTGGGCGCCGACCTCGAGCACACGCAGGCCCGCCGGTCTGGCGACCTTGCGCATCGCGGCCGAGACCGCCTTCTGCAGATCCTTCTCACCCGCCGCCTTGAGGGCAGCAGCGACCTTGTCCAGCTCGTCGCTGCCCTCGAGGCGGATGCTCACAGAGCGGCGTCCGAGGTGCGGGTCGCGACCCAGATCGGCTGCGCGGCCGTCAGGTTGTCCAGCACCGTGAAGTTGATCGCCTGGGTGATCAGGTCGGTGCCGTTCGCCTTCGGGATCTCGTTGTCGAGCTTGATCTCGGGCAGGGCGATCTGGAGCGTCTCCAGGCCCGTGCTCAGCGCGCCGCCGGTGAAGTTGAGGACCAGGGCCATCGGCGTCTCGTTGATCACGGCGTCACGCAGCGTGGTGCTGTCGTACTCGGCGACCAGGGAGCCGGCGATGTCTCGCAGGCCCACGGTCGGCTTGTTCTTGCGGCCGGCCCCACCGAAGTTGAACCGGTCGAGGGCCAGGTTGTTGTTGACCGAGAGAGTGCCGGACCGGATGTTCACCAGCTGCGTCGCCCCGATGGCGAGTGCCGTGGTGGTCGGCGCGGTGAACGTGCCCGAGTAGATCGAACCGCCGGCGAACTGGAAGAGGTTCGCGGCCGCGGCCGGGTAGGCGTTCGTTGCGGCCGCGGTGGCCGTGGTCAGGTCGCCCGCGTCCATCGTCATCTTGAGCATGGCGATGTCCGCGTTCGGGAAGTCGAACTCCCAGCTCGCGACCATGGCGCCGAGGAAGGTGGCGGCGTCGATCGTGCCGTCCACCCTGGGCAGCTGCTTCTGCAGCGTGGCCGAGGGCGGCGTGTCGGCCAGCGTGAAGAGCTGCTGGTACGTCGAGCCGCTGACCAGCGTCGAGGTGCCCGAGCCGAGGCAGAGCTCCCAGAGGTAGCCCATGCCCTTGCTGATCGCCTCGACGCTGAAGTCACCGCCGCCCTGCGCGGTCGGGACGACGCGACGGGCGGAGCGCGCGACCCGCGAGCCGGCGCGCAGGCCCTGGCCCTGCTTGGTGCCCTTGGTCCAGTCGATCGACTCGTCGCCGATGAACTCGAAGGACCGGTCAGGCGTGACGCCGGTCTTGTAGGTCGTCTCCTTCTTGAGGAGGAGCGCAGCATCCTGGGGGGAACCCATGATCAGACCGCCTTCCGGATCGCGGCGGCGATATCCGCCTTGAGGGTCGCGTCACCGAGGTCGATGCCGTGCTGGTCTGCGTACGCCTTCAGCTGGTCGACGTTCAGGCCCTTGGTGGGGTCCGCGGTCTCGACCTCGACGTAGTTGTCCGCCTGGGCGAGCAGGCCCGAGCCGAGGTCCAGGACCTCGGTGACGGCGGGGCCCGGGATCGGCTCGCCGTCCTCGTCCTTGGTGTCGGCCGGCTCGCCGGGCGCGACGCGGGTCTCGAAGTGCGCGAGGTTGTCCGCGTCCGTGGCCGGTCGCCAGTGCGGAGCCTCGCCGGCGATCGCGTCGGTGGTCTCGAAGACCTCGCCCGCCTCGAGGCAGCCGGTGCCCTCCTCGCCGAAGGGCTCGCCCTGCCGGCCGAGGACCGGCACGTCGGCCTGGCCCATCGGGCTGATGTGCTTCAGAGTGCGCACGAGTCCTCCTTGGGGGGACGCAGAAAGGTCCGGCACGCGGTCGCGTCCGGGTGAATCAGGAGAGGTCAGTAACGGCAGAAGCCGGTGACAATGACGATCGCCTCGGCCACGCGGCCGGCGGCCTGATTGGAGTTCGGGTTGGTCACGACCGCGGCGTTCGGGCCGTCGATCGCGGATACCCAGGCGTCGCGGGTCGCACCGCTGAACTTCTCATTCGGCGAGGTCCGCACGTACTGCTCGAGCGTGTCGATCAGTCCGTCGCAGGTGTCGAGCGCGTTCGCCTGGTCCTGATCGGACGCAGGCACATAGACCGAGAACGTGACTGAGATATCGACCTGGCGCTCGCGGGAGCGCGTCGTCCCCATCGTGGGGCGGGTGACGGTCTCGGCGATGCTGAGACCAACCGCGATGATCGTGTTCGGCTGGTAGGTGCCCGGTGCCCCGAGGCAGACCAGCGGCGGCGCGTCGGTGGTGTCGCGGACGCCGGCGTACAGGCCCTGGGCCGCGGCGAACAAGTTGTTGCGGAAGGCACGGGCGCTCTGCGTCATCCGATGGCCGGGATCTTCTGGCCGTCGCTGCCGAGCAGCTCGAGCGCCTTGTTCGGCACGGCGTACCCGGTCGGCACCACGGAGGTGTCGTCGTCGGCGCTGCCACCGATCGCGGGGCGGTAGGCGGTCTTGGTGTTCTGCCAGAGGTTGGCGAGGATGATCGAGGCTGCCAGCACGTACTTGGCCGGCACGTCGTCGGCGCTCTGGGCCGTGCCCACGCTGTAGGTGATCACCACGTTGTTGCTGCCGCGGTGGAAGCGGTAGTGCGTGCGCTGCGTGCCGCGACGGACGATGCCGGCGGCCGCGTTCACCGAGTAGTCGGTGCCCTCGGTCAGGGTCACGCCGTTCTCGGTCACCTCGGTGACGTCGACGTCGATGTCCGGGAGCAGGATGCTGACCGTCCCGCCGTCGTGGACCAGGGTCTCGGTGCGGGCGTAGACGGCGCCGACGATGTCCTCGATCAAACCGGTGACGGCTGGGATCCAGAGGTCCTGCAGCTCGGCGTCCCGGCTCAGGTCGCTGTCGGGCAGCTCGATCGCCTTGCGGGCGGTGACGATGTCCAGGATGTCAGTCATCGTCACTCCTTCCGTAGATGGTGAGCGTCCCGGCCGCGTGCCTCACCAACACGCGGCCGGGACAGTGAGGGACGTCAGGCCTTATCGGGCTCGGCGTCGGTCTCGGGGCGCCCGGTGCCGTCGACG